CGGCATTAAGATAAGCCGTGCGCCAGGCCAGAGTCGTCCATTCGACCATCGAATCGGAGTCGGGCTGAGCGCGGAGATATCCCCAGATCCGGGCAGCCGGCTGCAACGCCGTCAGGAGCTCGGTTCGGTTGGAGAGCAGATACTGATCCAGCCAGGCCAGAAAGCCGCGCGGTTCTCGTGCGGCCCGTTCGGCGTGCTGGCCGATGCGCTTCGTCTGCCGGCGCACGACGTCGGCCAGGACCTCCTGACCGGTACGCAGCAACGCGGCGCGATCATCATCGGCAGATCCAGGACCAGCTCCAGGCCCAGGCCCAGGCCCAGGCCCAGCTCCAGGTCCAGGATCTGGCCCAGGACCAGGGACTCCCAATTTGGGCGTCAGTCCGAGATTGAGAGGCAGATAGAAGCGGCTGCCCTCGCCCTCGGGGATGGGGTTCATGTCCTCGGCGCCGCGGGCCTCGTCGCGCGAGAGCCAGCCTGTTTGTATGGCTTTCTGATAATAGTTGCCCCGGGCCTCGAGATTGGCGCGGAGCAGGGCGACGCGCAGGAACTCGACCGTGTGCGTGTCGTTAGTCTTTTCTTCTTCGCGCAGCAGCTTGGACCAGCACTCCTCTTCCCAGCGAACCAGCCAGGGATCGAGACCGTCATCGAGCCATGATTGATTTTCCTGCTCCAGGCTCGCATAGGCGGTGCGACCCTCGCCGCCGATCTTGTGGACCGGGACGCCGAACCAGTTGGCGATGTCCGTGAGACTGAACTTGCGCTGCTCCGTAAGCTGGGAATCGGCTGCGCTCAGAGACAGCTCTTTGACCGTGATGCCCAGCTCCAGCAGGGCGGTGCGGTGCATGTTGTCCTCGCCGCCGCACATCCGCTCCCAGCCGGCGATCAGGTTCTTCTTGGTTTCATCCTTGACCTTGTTGGGGCAGAGCAGGACGGCGCTGGGTCGGGCCGAGTTGCGGAAATAGAGGGCCGCATAGCGCTCCTGACCGGCAGCCAGGCCGAGCGAGTCGCGGGCCACGTCGAAGACGGTGTAACCCTGCAAGCCGTCATAGCCGAGCCCTTTGACGTGGAATACGTTCATCGGGTCGATTCGCGTGAGCACGCCCTGGACCGAGGTGACGTACCAGAGCTTGCCCTTGCTGGTCAGCCGGGCCGGGGCCGCATTCTGAGCTTGGCCGGCGCTGAGCTCGCGAATGGGAAAGGTCTGCTCCGGACTGAGCGGCAGCAGCTCGAAGGGGTCGCCGTTGCCGAGCCGGCGAATGTACGCATAGCCGTTGCCCTGCAGGAGCGCGTGCGCCGTCAGCGTTTGCTTGAAGGGGAAGGCCGTCATCTCGCTGTTGGGCTGCCGGCGCAGCAGCAAATAGGCGGGGTGCGTATCGTCCACCACCTTGCCGATACCGGAGCGGCGATAGACGTAGAGAGGCAGCTTGCCGACACTGTTGCCGTAGAGATTGACGGATCGCCAGACGCCGCTGATTTTCAGCGAGGAAGCCCGACTGATCTGGGCGCCGGACGTGGCCGTGCCTCCGCCCAGCGAGTCCATGAGCCAGGACGCCGGGGCGCTCAAGGGCGTCGCGGGGTTCTCAATCGAGCGCCGGCCAAGCAAGGTTGTGATGAGACTCATACGAGAGCCAAGAGACAAGAGCCAGAGTGTCAAGAGCCGAGAGCCGGAGAGCCGAGAGCCGGAGAGACGAGAGCCGGAGAGCCGAGAGCCTGAGAGCTGAGCCAGTCAGAGAATCTTCTGTGGTGTTTATTTCTCCGGCTCTTGGCTATCCGGCTCTTGGCTCTTGGCGCTCTGGCGACCGAGCTGCATGGCAGCGGCGCTCAGCAGAGTTCCGAGCACGATCCACATGGCCGGCGGATAGATCTGCCAGAGTCCCCAGAGCAGACAGGCCAATCCAGCGAGCAGCAGCAGATCGAAGACGATGGGCACGAGTTTCATAGTCAAGAGTCCAGAGCCAAGAGCCGACAGCCGACTGTCTTGTTGTGCCGTCAGAAGATCGTTATGGTCGGCTCCTCCACGTTCTCTTTTTGAGTCGGGCCGGCCAGGGCCATGAGCAGCGCCGTCACGCCATCAATCTTGTCCTTGCTGCTCTTTTTGTCCGGGCGGACATTGCCGCTGGAGTCCTTGAAGACGCTGGTGCAGCCAATCATGTAACGCAAGACGGGATTGCCATCGTGGACGATGCGCTTTTCCCGGATGAGGCTCTCACACTCCTTCATCGGTTCGTTGTAGTTGCGGAGCGTCTGGCCGAACTCGCGGAGTGTGATGCCGTGGGCCTGCAGATGCGTGGTAATTTGTGTGGCATTCCAGGGATCGAAGCGGACTTCTTGAACGGCGAGCCGGTCGCAGATCTCGATGATGTCATGCTCGACGACATCGTAATCGGTGGTGTCGCCCGGAGTCGCCTTGATGTGGCCTGCCTCGATCCAGGGCTTGAGCAGGGCCAGATTGTGCTGCTGCCGGCGGCTGTCGGCCTCCTCCGGACACCAGAACCACGCTTTGACGTAATAGTGATCCTGACTCTGGACTTTCGGCCCTCGACTCTGGACTCGAAAGACGACCACGAATGCACAGATGTCGAGCCGGCTGGCGAGATCGAGACCGGCCCAGCAGGGCGTCATCTCCAGCAGGGCGCGATCGATCTGGCCGGCGCAGGCGTCCCAATCGGCGAGCGCGACCCAGGCGTGATGGGTGTGCTGCCACAGATTGAGGCGCAACTGCTTGAAGTTGGCCTGCGTCGCCGGCGAGCCTTGCTTCGCCTCGTTGAAGTCGGAGCGGAACGAATCGAGCGAGATCGTCTTGCCCAGGCCCGGATTTGCCTTGAACCATTGTTCCTCCTGCTCCCAGACCTCGTTGCTGTCGGCTTCATAGATAACCGGCAGCAGCTCGGGGTCCAGGGCCTTTCCCTCAAGGACCTGCTTGGCGAACTTCCAGCGCTCATAACCCAGACTCTGCGTGTCGTTGCCGGCCGTGCTGATCTCGATCAAGAGCGGCTGCCGCCGCGAGGCCATCGCGTACCTGAGCGTGTTATACAGCTCCCGATCGACGACGTGGACCTCGTCGATAATCGCCACACTGGCGTTGATGCCATGGCCGCTCTTATGCGCATCTTTTGAGAGGACGCTGTAGAACGAGTTGGTCTGCGCGCAGACGATGCGCTTGGTGGTCGGGATAATGTTGAGCCGGCGCGACAAGTGCGCCGACTGCTTGACCATGGCCTCGCACTCGTTGTAGATGATCGCCGCCTGACTGCGGTCCCTGGCGGCGCCGTAGACCTCGGCGCCCATCTCGCCGTCGCCGACCAGGCCATAGAGGACCAGGCCCGAGCAAAGCGTGGACTTGCCCTGCTTTTTTCCACACCAGGTCGAGCAGCGCCTGTAGCGCCGACTGCCGTCGGCGCGTTTCCAGCCGAACAAAGGGGCGATGATGCTTCTCCATTGCCAGTCGTCGAGCTCGAACGGCTTGCCGGCAAACTCACCCTTCGAGTGCCGCAGAAACTTGGAGAAAAAATCGCGCACGCGCACGGCGGCGGCTTCGTCGAACCAGCAGCCGACAGCGACCGCCTTCTCATCAGCAGCGGAGCGTATCCAGCTCATGAGTATTGAGGGAATCAGGGAATCAGAGAATCAGAGAGTCTCAGAGTCTCAGAGTCTCAGAGTCTCAGAGTCTTGGCTCTGGATATTTGATGATCCGGCGCACGCTGTGGCCGGCTTTGGTGGGCGTCAGATCAAGTCGGCGCAGCAGGATGTGCCCGAAGCCGCGCTCAAAGATGATCTGCTTCAGCTCGCGCCCGTGCGCCTGCTGAGCCCGCGGCCTTTGCTCTTGTCCTCGTTCTGTGTTTTGAGCGCGTGGCATGAGACACATAGGGCTTGATGGTTGGATTCAGGCCAGAATCCGGGATCATTGGCACCGTTGACCGGCTCGACGTGATCGACGATCATCGCCGGCCGGCTGCAGCGCGCGCAAAGCGGATGAGCGGCCAGGTACTGGCGCCTGTACTTCTGCCAGCTCCAGCCGTAGCCGCGCTGGCTGGCGCTCAATCGGTCGGGCAAGACTCCGGCCGTCCGGGGCGGACGATAGATCGGGGCACGTTGAGGCATGGCTGATCCGATTCTTCGCGCTCTTGGCTCTCGTGGGGTACGTTTTCTCTCCGCTCCGTGTGCTGACAGTAGAACCAATCAAAAGGGATGCTCCGGCCGGAAGGCGTCGGTGAGCGCGAGCAGAGTGCGGCTTATGCCGCGTTCCAGCTCGCGCTTGACCTGCTCGACGATATGCCCGGCACGCTGCAGATCGCCGTTGCCGTCGGCGATCATAAAGCGCCCGCCGGTCAGACCGCCGCGGATATACACGTCGCCCTCGCCACGCGTGCAGCCGACCAAACCGCCGACGATCAGCGCTGCGCAATGCTCGGCAGTCAGCTTGCTCGCCGGCGACGGCATCAGAGTGCTCATGCCGGAAAAATTATCGCGGCCGCTGCTCCGCCGTCCACTCACGCGACGCATCTCCTTGGCCGGCTTGAGCATATCGGCTTTGAGAAAAAGCCTGTTTTTCAGGCAAAAACGCTTGACGCCCCGGCCAGAAAGTCTATACTTAACACAGAAGGAAACACGATAGCGAACACACGATAGCGAACACAAGAACAGGAGACAAGATCAATGGCGACGATCAGCGAAATGACGTTCGGGGTCGAGTTCGAGGTGACATTCCCGGTCGGGACGGTTCAATGCGGACATTACCACCAGGGGACTCAGGTGCCAGAGCTGCCTCAGGGTTGGACGGCCCAACACGACGGGTCGCTTCGCTGCGGTCCGGGCCGGCAGACGGCGGAGATCGTCAGCCCGGTGCTGACAGGCGAGGATGGCATTCTGCAGGTCCTGGCCGTGATCGACTGGCTGAATCGGCACGAGGCGACGGTCAACCGCAGCTGCGGGTTCCACGTGCATGTCGGTTTCGACGGCAGCAACAGTGCAACGCTGGGCCGGCTGGTCGCGCTGGTCGCGCAGCACGAACAGGCGCTGTACGCGAGCACCGGGACCAAGAGCCGGGAGCAAGGCTGCTTCTGCCAGTCGGTGCAGCGGAACCAGAATTTCCGCCAGAGCCAGCTCGACCGCACGGACCGCTATCACGTTCTCAACGTGAGCAATCTCTTCCGGGGCGGCAAGCCCACGGTTGAATTCCGCGTGTTCGCCGGGACACTCAACCCGGTGAAGGTGACGGGTCACATCGCCAGCTGCCTGGGACTGGTGGAGAAGGCGCTGCGAACGAAACGGGCCGCGAAGTGGACGCCGAATGAGCCGGTCGCCACAAGTCCGGTCCATCGCGCCGGTCCGGGACAGACGGCCCTGACCAGGCTGTTTTACGGGCTGGGCTGGATCCATGGCCGGGAGAAGCACGTGCATGGCAACCTCAGCGGCGACGGCATTCCGACGATCAAGGCGATTAAGAAGGCCCTGATGAAGCTGGCCCGTAAATACGATGCGGAGTAGCAGAGAGATGGAACAGAAATCATGGGGGGCTTCGGCCCCCCGGAAAGGAATGAACATGTGCGGTGTCTTTGGCTTCGTGAGCAACGGCCGGAAACGGCCTGACGTTCGGACGCTGGAGCGGATTGCCCGCGTCACGGAGCGGCGCGGGCCGCACGCTTTCGGCTTCGCCTGGATCGACGGGGCGGGCCGGCTGCGCTGCTATAAGCAGACGGGACGGATCAGCGATTCGCTGGGGTTGCTGGCGCTGGCGGAGGATGCGCGGATGCTGGTCGGTCATTGCCGGTACGCGACGCAAGGCTCGCCGGCGGACAACATCAACAACCATCCCCATCCTGCCGACGGCGGCTGGTACGTGCACAACGGCGTCATTGCCGATTACGAGCGGCTGGTCAATGATCTCGACCTGGCGCCGGTGAGCGCGTGTGACAGTGAGCTGCTGGGTCTGCTCATCGAGGGCTGCGCCGGTACGCTGATCGAGCGCTGCCGGCAAGCGGTGGGTGCGCTCAGTGGAGGGGCGAGGGGCGAAGGGCGAGGGGCGAGTCTGTACCGATCGACGCTCGTATTCCTCGGGCTCTGGTCGCGGCCGGCGCGATTGATCGCCATTCGCAGCGGCAATCCCCTGCACGTGGGACGTGCGGCCGAGGGCATCTATCTCGGCAGTCTGGCCGAGGAGCTGCCGGGCGCGGTCCAGTCGGTCCGCGATGATTCGGTCGTCACCTGGGTCCATGCGCGAAAGGAGCACGCTCATGCCTTATGAATTTCTTGCTCGCAGCGCGGCCTACCCTGCGACAGTCGCGGAGGTCCTCGATGCGCCCGTGCGCGTGCGCTTCAGGCGTGCGACCCTTCGCGCCGTGCGCCGCTTCGCCCGCAGCCGGCCGTGGCACGGCGATGAAGCGCATCGGTTCGAGAAGTTTCGCCGACTCAACCGCGACCTCGCCCTGGTCTATGGGATCCGCCGGCCGCTGCTGATGGGCGAGAGAATAGGGGCGAGGGACGAGATTGTCAGGGGCAACGGCAGTTATCAGCCGGCAACGCATACGATTCGACTCGTCGGCCGGCTCTCGGTCGTGACATTCCTGCACGAGTTCGGGCACGCGCTCGGCTTCGATGAACGGCGCACGTGCCGCTGGTCAATCAATCTGTTCCGCCGATGCTTTCCGCGCAGCTTCGGCAGTTGCCGGCAGGTCGGCCACATGCTTCTTCGGAGGTGATGATCATGGGCAAGTTCTCACGCGACGCCGCCCGCGAGGTGACGATGACGCTGCGGCTGACCCGGGAGCAGAGCGAGCTCCTGGAGCAGCTCCGCCAGCGGCTGCAGTTGGCGACCAAAGCCGACGTGATGCGGACCGCCTTGGACTACTGGCTGGACCATGCGCCCGAGACCCGCGAAGCCAAGCGAAAGGGGAAGTGATGCACCGTGATGCACCGTGATGCATCGTGATACATCGTGATGGAGGAGAACATCTTAGTCCGGCAGCTCGAAGGCAGGGTCATCGGTCTCGCGCGGCTGACCGGCCGCATCGAGCATGAACGTGAAGGCGACCTCGAATTGGGTCTTGCCTATTTGCTTGAACGAGATACACTCGTCGCACTGGTAGACGGGCAGCGCGACGCCGTTGACGACAACCTCGCCCGAGCATTCGAGCGAGCGCTGACACCGGGGGCAGGGGAAGCGGGGAAGGCGGGGCATGGAGATAGTCTACGAGATCGGCAAACGGCCGTCCGAAGTCAGGGCGGGACCGACGTACTCGAAACTGGCCGTGAGCCGACTGGCACTGAGTGTTGGGTTAAGACCAATCATATCCGGGCGATGATTTTGGTGGCCAGCATGTCCAAAGTGATCGAGTCGCCAGTAAGGACTCGTACTGCGATGCCGAATCATCGCGGGGTGGCTGGTCACGCTGCGGAAATGGATGCCGTGCCGCTTGAGGAAGCCGCCGAGCCATGCGCTCAAGGCATTGCCGATGCCGACGCCCTGATAATCGGGCAGTACCACCGTGCGATGCTCGCGTCGGAAACCGGTCTTGCCGGTCAAGGGCAGGAAGCTGGTGAAGGCGACGGGTGCACCGTTCCAGGTGGCGACAAAGCAGCGGGCGGCGCGGTGCAGGCCGGCGCTCAGATAGTGATGGCCCCGGAACATGGTCCAAGCCGAAGGTGCTGCCTGATGGATGTCGAGATGCACGGCGGGCCGGCCTTGAAGGGACCTCCGGGCACACTTGCCATCGGCGGTGTTGTAAATCCAGTCAGGATCAAGCCAGTCGATCACGTCGTAATGACAGGAGAGCGCGATCAGCTTGGGCCGTCCGCGCTTGCGCAGGGCCTTGGCGACCGCGGCCGAGCTGATCTTGGCGGCGTCGCGATCGACGACGCTCGTCCATTCGTCGAACAGCACAAGCTCGGCCGGCTCCAGCATGAGTCGGGCCAGCTCGCAGCGGAAGCGTTGGCCGTTGGAGAGATGCGCGTAGCGCTTCAGCCAGTGCGGCGGCGAGGAAAAGCCGACACTCGACAGGGCCTGCGTGATCTCCTTGCCTTCGAGTCCGATCGGAAAGTCATCGACAATGGCGCGCTCGGTTGACCAGTCATAACCGGCGTGGAAGCAGGCGTCGGGAAAGAGCCGCTTGCCGATGGTGGTCTTGCCCGAGCCGGAGGGACCGACGATCAGTCCGATCTGCCAGTCGATCCCCTCAATCGGGATCGACACGTGCCATTCGTGTTTGATTATTTTCTGCGCGGGCACATCGAACATACCGCGGACCTGCTCGACCCGGAAGGAGCCGGCGATCGGCGATTCGAGCGTGATATGTGCTGCGGGCATGCAGGAACTCATCTTTCGTGACTTCAGAACGTGAGCACGCGGCATTTGAGCCCCTCGGCGACGAAGCGCTCGTAGAGCTGCTTCTGCTCATCCTCATTCTGCAGCTCGACTACGATCTCCCATTTGTCGGCCGGCAAGGTGGCGGCCGCCGCATCTTTGGGCAGTAGCTTGTTTTTCGTGGCGAGATCAGCGATCATCTTACCGACCGCTTCATTGCCCGTCTGCACCTGGCGCATGAGGGCGTCGAGTGCCTCGCTGTTGGCCTTGGCCATGCCGGCAAGCGGATCAATGGTGAGCAGCAGCTTGTTCGCCTCACCCTCGTTGACGTCGAGGACCAGGACGGGCAGCTCCTGATCGGGATCGAGGTCCTTGCGGAGATGGCCGTCGATGAGCTCCAGCGCGCCGTCGGACAGCTCGCGAGCGATGACGGCGTTGGCGATGCCGACTTCCTCGAGCATTCCGCGCAGGGCTGATTTCTGTTCGTCGGGATGCGTCCGCCAGTTCTTGGGATTGGCTTTCAGATCCGCGGCCTTCACGCGGCGCAGCTCCTTGATTCGGTCGCGGATGCCCGGCATGGGCGCCGACTTCTTCTTTTTGGTCATTCTGGACTCTCGATTCTCGGCTCTGGACTAGTTGAGCGAGCCCTGAAGGAACTTCTCAAAATCATCCTCGCCGGCCGGCGGCTGCACGCGGATTCGACTCCGGCTCGACGGCGATAGCCCGAGCTCCGCAGCAAAACCGCGCAGCTCGCGCAGCATGATCCGCAGGACCGTCATCAGCGGGTTCATGTAGAAAATGGCTTTTTTCTCATGCCAAATCACTTCGCCCGTCTGCTGGATTTGCCGCTCGACCTTCATCGCTCTGGCCCAGGCCAGACAGTAGCCGGCGAGAATTGCCCGATCGAGCGACGTGAGCAGGCCCAGCGCGGCCAGCTCGCCGGCGACGCGCTGCCATTCCAACCGACCGGCCTCATCGAGCTCGACCGGACACTCTGGCGTCAGAGCCGTCGGCTGAGCTTCTTTCAGATTCAGAGGCCGTTTGCCCGGGTTGCCCCGTAGCTCTTTCAGACGACTCGGCAAGGGTTTACGACCACGCATGCCCGTAATGTAGCTCTGTCCCTGAGGCCGCGCCAATTTCGCGAAAAAACGCGCTCCAT